GGTCAAGTATTTTTACACTACAATGAAATAAATTCTAAAAATAAATATGATGGCAGACCCATGTTAGGGTTACCAGAAGATTTTAAAAAATAATGAATATATTCCCAACGACAAGTATAAATAATTTTTTTAAAGAACCAGATAAAATTGTTGAGTATGCAAAAAAACTTAAATATAAAAAATCAAAGACTGGTTCTTATCCAGGAGAAAGAACTGAAAATTTATCTAAAATAAACTACGAACTGTTTAACTCAACAATTTATTCAATATTGTCGATGTACTATGAAGACCTAGAAAGCATTGGTTACTCAGATACTTATTTAGGATTTCATAAAATTAAACCTTATTCAAAGTCTTTAAAAGATATAAAGAATAAAGGTTGGATACATCATGATGGTGTTGCTTTAGGGGGTCTAATATATTTAAATAAAAAAAGTTATCCTGAAAGTGGTACAAATTTATACACACCTAAAAAAGAACCTGTTGAAAATGAAAATGCAATTAAAACTAAACTAGATTTTTATAAAAAAAATAAAATAAACCTAAGCCAATATAAAAAAGAAATGGCTTCTATGGAAAATAAATTTACACAGACTCACACCTTCAATAATATATATAATACTCTGGTAGCTTTTGACGGTTTTCAGTGGCACAGTGTAGATAATATCTATTGTAACCCTAAAGAAGACAGATTGACTTTAGTGTTTTTTATAGGTAAAGTAAAAGCAAGGGATTGTCCTAAATTAAGACTTAATAGGATTCAATTTTTTGATATATAGTTATTTACAACAATAAAAGAATAAGGTATATTTTTATATGGCACAATATTTTACACAATTAGAAAGGCAAGACGCACCATTCGACAACACACAAACAGTGTGGAGAGTCGTACAAGTAGTTGCAGTAGGAGACGATATAGCTACTGCTGATGGTCCACTAAAAGACAACCCAATGCACGTTGATGGAGAAGCCTGGTGTGTTAACTGGTTTAAAGGTGGAACTTGGAAACAAACATTTCAAAATGGTTTAAGAAAAAAATATGCAGGTGTAGGAAATGTATATGACTACGCTAAAGATAAATTTATGGAGCAACAACCTTTTGCGTCATGGAGTTTAGATGGTAGCGATGACTGGCAAGCACCAGTACCATATCCTACAATTGATACATATATGGACAGTGGAAATGAAAGACCTTACGGCGTTTGGTGGGATGAAGACGATCAAATGTGGAAAGGTGTGGATCACCAAACTCCACAAAATACTTATGAGTGGAATCCTGAAACTCTTGCATGGGGTCCAGCAACACCATAATAATTTTTTATGAAAGTTATCGAGAACGCTCTTAGTAAAGCAGTTCAAGAACAGTTAAAAGATTTCGTGTTATCTAAACTTCCTTGGTATTATTTAAATAATATAACTTTTAAAAACAGCAGATCATTTGCTCCTGCTTTTGGTCACGTATTTGTAGGTGACGGTAAACCCATATCTCAACAAATAAAAATGTTAGATTTATTTGGTCAAGTCATAAAAGGTAAAATTACATCAGCTAGAGCTTTTTTACAGTTACCCTTAAATCAAAATTTAGTAGGAAAGAAAGACCCACTACATACAGACACTGATGATCCACATACAGTTTTTATTTATTATGTATTGGACTCAGATGGAGATACTGTTATCTATAAAAATAAAAAAGAGTGGAAAAGAGTTACTCCTAAGCAAGGTACAATATTAACTTTTGATGGTTCTTTGTGGCATACGGCGGAACAACCTACTAAAGGAACTAGGTGCATTATAAATTTTAATGTTACTTAGCAAAAGTACAATAAAATGGTTTAATATTGTACTACCAAAAAAATAAAAACCCTTATATAAAGGTATATTATGCTACAAAAATTAGGAATTATTCCCGGATATAATAAACAGGTTACGGAATTAGGCGCTGAAGGGCAGTGGTTTGATGGTAACAACGTTAGATTTAGATATGGTTCACCAGAAAAATTAGGTGGCTGGGATCAATTAGGTCAAGATAAACTAACCGGAGCTGGAAGAGCTTTACATCATTGGGATAATAATGCAGGCATTAAGTACGCAGCAATAGGTACAAATAGAATGTTGTATGTATATTCTGGAGATCAGTTTTATGATATTACGCCAATAAGAGTAAGTATAGCAAACGTTAATTTTTCAAGTGCAAGCGGCACTCCAACAGTTACAGTTACATTCTCATCTTCACACGGAATGGAAGAAGATGATGTTATATTATTTGACGGTGTAAGTGGTGTTACTGCAGTAGGTTCTACTTTTAACGATGCTTCTTTTGAAGATAAAAAATTTATGGCAACTTCAGTGCCAACATCTACTACAATTACAATCACAATGCCAAGTAATGAAACAGGAACTCAATTAAGTAATTCCGGAGATGCTACAGGCAAACCTTTTTATCATGTTGGTCCCTCTCAACAATTAGGTGGGTTTGGTTGGGGAACAGCAAACTTTGGTGGAACTGCCTCTGGTATTGCAACCACAACTTTAGCAACTGCTTTGACAGATACAATTACAACTAACATTGTTGTTGCAAACTCAACAGCTTTTCCTGATTCTGGAGAAATTAGAATTGGTACAGAAGATATTAGTTATACAAACAATGACCAGGCAACAGGGACCTTAAGTGGGGGAGCTCGAGGTGTTAACGGTACTACAAAAGCTACACATAGCGGTGGTGCAACTGTAAGTAATATTTCAGCTTTCGTTGCATGGGGTGAGTCTTCTACAGATGATGTAACACTTAACCCTGGTTTATGGGTCTTAGATAATTTTGGTACAAAATTAATTGCACTTATTTATAATGGTGAATGTTTTGAATGGGATGCACAACCAACAAATGCTACTTCAATTAGAGCAACTCTTATTGCAAATGCTCCTACTGCATCTAGACATGTATTAGTATCTACACCAGACAGACACTTAGTATTTTTTGGAACAGAAACAACAGTCGGAAATAAGGCAACACAGGACGATATGTTTATTCGTTTTTCTGACCAAGAAAATATTGATGGGTCTACAGCTTATACAGTTACTGCAGAAAACACAGCAGGTACACAAAGACTTGCTGCAGGTTCTAAAATTATGGGAGCTATAAAAGGTAGAGATGCTATTTATGTATGGACCGACACTTCATTATTTTTAATGAGATTTGTAGGCGCACCTTTTACTTTCTCTTTTGAACAAGCTGGAACTAACTGTGGATTAATTGGTAAAAATGCATGTGTTGAAGTTGATGGTGTTGCTTATTGGATGTCAGAGAATGGTTTCTTTACCTACGATGGTCAATTAAAATCTATGCCATGTCTTGTTGAAGATTACGTTTATGATGATTTAAATAGCACAGCTAGAGATTTAATTAATTGTGGTTTAAATAATTTGTTTACAGAAGTTAATTGGTTTTATTGTAGTAATGGTTCTAATCAAATAGACCGTGCGGTTACATTTAATTATTTAGAGTCAACTAATAAAAGACCTGTATGGACTATAAATTCAATAACGACAGAAACTAATTCATCAGGTGCAAATACAAAAATAGGTTTACCAAGAGCTTCTTGGTCAGACTCAGCTGTATTTAATAAACCTCATGCAAATTATTATGATCCTGATAGCAATGTTTCTTATGATGTAATTGGTAACACTGATGGTTGTACAATTTATTATGAGCATGAAACAGGAACGGATCAAATTGATGCTGGTGGTGTAGTTACACCATTAAAAGGAACAATTACATCAGGTGAATTTGATATCACACAGAAAAGAGCTGCGTCAGGTCAATCAATTGGTATGCCAGACATTAGGGGTGATGGTGAATACATTGCAAAAATTAGCAGAATTATACCAGATTTTTTAGAACAAGTAGGAAATACGAGAGTATCTTTAGTTACTACAGATTACCCGATTAACACTCCGGTAGTAAGACCTTTTGATATAACAACAACTCAAACAAAACAAGACGTCAGAATAAGAGCTAGAGCAATTGCTTTACAAATTTCTAACACAGCTGCCGCACAAAATTGGAAGCTAGGTACATTTAGGTTAGATATAATGCCTGACGGAAGGAGAGGATAATGGTAGCATTTTATAACGCAGCAGATCAGGAACTATATAAAGATTATCAATTTGTTCCTCAAGAAAAATATAGAACAGGATTTACTGCACCAACTACAGAAGAAGAAAAAGTAACAGAAACATCTGGTATACCAGCAACCAATGCTTTTACAAATAGTGATGGAGGCTATAATCCATACATGCCTAACACTAGTTTAAATACTACTTACAGACCTAACTATGATTATAGAAAATCTGTTGACTATAATCCTGAATTATCTGATCTACAAAATCAAAAAATAATGCAGGGTATGTCCAACTTTAAAGGCTATGATTATTACAATAAACCAGATCCTACAGGAGTAGAAAAATTGTTAGGCCAAGCTATAAATTATGTACCATATATAGGTACAATTAAAAGAGGTGCTGAATTTTTAGGTAATGCTCTTCAAGGTGTAATGCCTATAAATCGAAGAGCTATTATGGAAAATGAATTAAGAGGTGGAGGTATTTACACAGATGATATTGGTAGAATTGCAATAGGACAAGGTGGTACTTATAATACACCAGAAGGAATCATGGCTGGTTACAATGCATATCATATGACTGATAAAACTTTTGATAAAAGAACAAATAATATGAGAGAAACATTAACAGATAAATATGGTTTAACTGATCAACAAGTAGATGGATTAATTAGTGGGGAATTAGATGAAGATGATTTTACAGGTAGTCAATATAAACTACCGAGTGGAAAAATATCTAATATATTTAGTAATATAAGAAACATAGAATTATCTAAACAAATGTTTAAAAACAAAAAAGACGAATCAGACAAGATATATGAGTTTGAAAAAAAACGAAAAGAAGAAGAAAAATTAGCTAAGCAAGGTAAAATTAGATTAGGAGATAATTTAGTTCAAGACACAACTTATAAATCTGATCCTGCCCTTAGTAGAGAAGGTAGAGAAAACTACACAGGTAAAGGTATGGCTTTTGAAAAACAAAGTGGAGGAGTTACCGGTAAAGGCACGGCTAACGAAAGAAATTATGGTGGAAGAAAAGATGGTGGTAGAGTTGGGTATAAACATGGAGGACTAGCAAGTATTTTATAATGGCAAAAATTGTACAATCATTAACAAGAGCAAGTAAAGAATACGAGGAAAGAACTTTTCAATCGCTAGTAAGAGATCTTGACGGTGTTATTAATAAATTAAATACTTCTTTTCAAGAAGAGCTTAAACAGGAGATAGAAGCGAGAGCTTTCTTTTTAGAATAATGGCAGTAGTAAACCAATACAAAT